AAATCTTTAGAAAATAAAAAATATAAACATTTTGGAACAAGAATGAGAATTGTTGGCAAGATAGAAAATAATCAAGATAGAGGACAAACCTCCAACGGATCTTCAACATATTTTGTAGTGAATGGAACTACGCCAGATAAAAATATTAATATCTCTGGGGGTTCTGCAGGCATCGCCATAATGCTTAATCCTATTACAAACGTTGGCTACTATTTTGAGATAGCAGCGCTAGGATTGGGCAAACTATCAGACACAGAAAAACAAGGCGTTAGCAATGTGTTTTTTTATAAAATAAAGTCTAATAATGGATCTGCAGTTCCCGTTAAACTTTGGGATGGTTTGGGACAAATCACAGTAGATGACGGAAAGTTTACAGGCCAATCAAGAAGTTTTGCTGAAGAAAATCCGACGGTATATGACTTAGCAGTAGAATATGAGGATATAGGAACAACTAGAAGATTTTATTTATATTTAAATGGAGTAGTTATAAAGACAGTAGACGATATAGACCCACTTCCAGCATACTCAAGTATGGCATTGTTTACTAGAGGATCATCAAGAGCAATGTTTGAAAATGTGTATGCACTATGTAACAACTATGCACAGAACACATCATTTAAACTTGGTGCCCCTGTTAATTCTGTTTTTGGAGATACGGAGATTGATGCTAACGAGTCGTTTAGAAAATATTCAATTAGTGGTTTAATACAAAATACTTATTTAACTGGTATTAGTTCTTCTGAGCCACCAAAATATGATATCTACTTTGAAGAGTTTGGAAGCATTATGAGAGAGTTGGCAGCATTTAATTTTAAATACGATAAAGCATATCCAGCACTTAGTGCAAAAATTTCTCCAACATTTAATAAAATGAAAGGTTATGCAGTATCTGGTTTTAGAGCAGGATCCTACGGAGCAGAGTTTTTAATTTTTAATACAACCGATGCACCTTTGTCATTAGATGAAACTAGCGGAAACTATTTGAGAATTCAGGGAATTACATTTACTCAGCAGTCTGATAACAATCTTACAGTTGATGAATATTTTAACAAGAACAGTCTTGTTTCTAATCCACAGTTTGTTGCAGATAAACTTATATCAAATCCATATAAATTCAAACAAGACTATCAAGATATTAAACTTAGCAGAATGACCTACGGTAAAAAAGATTTTGCTATAGATACAACATATATACAGTCTCAAGATGAAGCAAACAGTTTAATGGAATGGCTAATTGAAAAAATAGCAAAGCCTAGAAGATCTATTGGGGCTCAAATATTTGCAATTCCAACAATACAACTAGGAGACATCGTTAGCGTAGACTACAAAGAGAACGATATAAGCATGGCGTCAAATCCAAATAATAGATTTGTTGTATACAATATTGAATTCTCAAGAAGTTCTGACGGTCCTTCAATGACTTTATTTTTAAGTGAGGTGGTTTAATGTCAAGCCCAATTAGTTCTGTAGACCCAATTTATCTTTCTGCTGTAGCAGCAATACCAGAGCCATCCCCAAAAAATAATGATGACGGTGTTAAGATTGCAACGCCAGATTTAATATTATCAAATGACGAAACAATGTCAATAGAGATAATGACTGACTTAATTTTTGAAGATATTGGTGGATACGAACTTGCAACAATTTCTAGACATGACCTAATAAATGGTCAAAAGGTTATATATGCACCAATTAAAAATTTAACAGATTTGTATTTACAGTACAACCCAAATAATGTTTTAAGGCTTCAGTCTGCAGACTCTTATTTTAAGTCACTGTCACTTTCTATCCTTGATCGTCTTCCAGTATGCGGTACTGGATATGATATTGCACCACCAGTAAGTAATCCAAATGAGCCAGATAAGACCAAATGGACAAAAACACCAAACTGTAAGTCTATATACGTAGATCCAATCACTGGAGACCTTGTAATTAATCTTATAAACATGAAAGAAAATGAGCAGGTGGAAGTAGAGATATTGACCGCTGGGAACATTTTTGATGATACAATATACTATGGGAGCAGCCAATGATAACTAATATAGGAAAAAATCTTTTAGCAAAGTACCTTGTTGGGCAGACGCCATCGTATGCGTCCCACATTGCCGTAGGCTGTGGAGCCAAGCCAGTTGTTTCTGACTATACATTTTCCCCTCAAGAGTTAACAACATTAAAAAATAAAGAGTCTTTAGATTTTGAAATGTTCCGTGCTCCTATTATTTCTAGGGGATTCGTAAATGAAAATGGTTTGTCAAAAGTAGTACTGACAGCAGAACTACCTACGGAAGAAAGATATGAGATTACTGAAGTTGGTATTTTTTCTGCAGGCTCAAATCCAGTGGCTGGATCATTTGATAGCAGGGTAGTTTATTCTTTTGCAGATACGGATAATTGGCGGTATAGTGTTGATGGAGCCTCTCCAATAGACATTCCTGTAGAATATAGTCCATTAGACGGCGATAGCAATAATGGAACGATAAACCAAACATCAAAGATTTTTTCTACAAATGCAGACAATAGAGTTTTTACCCAAGCAGATAGAGTTAATAGAAACGAAAGATGTAGATTTTTAAATAATATAATCGCAATCAGAGGAGACTCTTCTTCTCTTCAATACAACATTGAAGGTGGGATGATTAAGTCAAATGATTCAGACTATATAGTGTTAGATAATCCATCGTCAGATTTTAGCAAGAACAGCCCCTTGGACGAACTAAGACTTTCTTTTTCTGTTGTAAGCAAGGTGGCAAACTCCCTAACTGTTCCAGATAATGTAAAAATATTGGTAGAGTTTTCTCATACTGGGCCAGCAGCAACGATACAATATGCAAAGTTTGTAGTTGACATTGATGATATTAATTATGCACAAGGTATATCAGAAGATAAGCACAACTTTGCAAACAACAGATATATTGTAGCAAAAAGAACATTTCAAGAGTTAGACAAAAGTTTGAGATTTAACTGGCCAGATGTATCCTCTGTAAAAATTTATGCTTGTGTTACTAAAAATAATCTTCCATCGGATTCTTTTTATGTATGCCTAGACGGACTAAGGCTTGAAAACACTACATCAACAAACTCTTTGTACGGTCTAACTGGCTACTCTATAATTAAAAATGTTCAGGCAAGACCAATTATAAAATCAGCCAACACAACCAATTATATAGAGTTTAGATTTGTATTGGATGTTTAACCATGAGTAAAACTCCAGATAAAGGAATAAAAAATGTTATTATTAAAAAAGATTCTTTGGGAAAGGTTACTGAAAACAATTCTGTTGTTTTAAGATTTAGAATAATATCAGATGATAAAAATAGAAAGTCTGCATATTCTCAAATATTTGTTGCTGAATCTGGAGAAGTTCTTCTTGGTGTTGGAGATATAAATATTGTTGGAAACACAATAATGGTTAACTGGTCTGCTGGAGAAATATCAACTCAAATACTCTATGATGTTTTTATAGGCTTTGACTCTTCTGTTCCAACATTTAGGGCCTCTACAGGATCTTCAAATTATTCGTTTATTAAAACTGGAACCACATCTGTGCGTGTTGTTGTTCAGGCATCATCCGTTAACCCATCTTTAAATCCTGATTTAAAAATATATGATTCTGGAATAGTCAGTCTGGTATAATTATATTATGGCAATATTACCTTTACCCGAACGGGGGCAGCCTTTAGATGTAACATATCTTTATCAGATAGTTAAGGCACTCAATGATCTTTCCAGTCAAGCGTCTACATCAATATATAAGTATGTTACGGTAGACACCCCAAACTCTGGCAAGCAGAGCGTAAAAACGTCTGAGGCAAGAATTATAGGAGGCTACGTTCAAGTAACTTCTGGCTCATCTCAAACAGCAGGATCTACCCAATCATTTTCATATAGTTTGCCAAGCGAGTTTAAGTTTCCTCCAGTTGTTACTGCAACTCCAATTAATATTGGAAATACAGATGCTGGAAAAGATGTTACGGTTACCCTATTAAGTATTTCAACATCGAAGATTGAAGGAGTTGTAAAGTTTAATGTTGGCGGAGACACTACTGTCGGTGTTAACTTATTGATAGTGGGAATTCCTAATTAATGATTTATTGTAAAAGATGTAAAGGAAGAATGTTTGTCGATAGGCAATATTCACAAATAAATAACTTAGAACTATATTGTATGTCTTGCGGATCGAGAACATTTTTTCATCCGCCTAGTAATTCACAGGAGGGCATGTGGCTGTTAAAAAGGGAACAATTGAGAGCGAAGGTTACAATGTCCTCCCTGTAATTTCAGGGAACAAAAAAGTTTGGTTTTTAAACGGGGACCTTGTTAGAATACATCATTTAAATAAGTCTAATGGGATAATGTCTGTTTATAATATAAATAAAGATAGAATTGAAAGTTGTTTAATTAGTGATTTTAAAAAAAATAGAGAGCGAGCATACACAGTTGGAGAGACTGCTAATTTAGTTAATCGTCATAAAAAATATATGCCATCTCTTATGCGTAGAGGAGTTATTCCATTTCCAAGGGGATCTCAAAAAGGCGGAGAACGAGGTTTTAGGGTTAGATCATATTATTCAGAATCGCAAGTAAAAGAGATTCGTGATATACTGGCTACATACCATATTGGTAGACCAAGAAAAGATGGATTAATTACAAATGATATTACGCCCAGCAAACAAGAGTTGACAAGAAGAATGGGCGATGGTATACTTACATATACGAAAACAGAAGATGGACGATTCATTCCTGTATGGAGTGAGTCTATTTAGCGAAGGGTATAA